CCTCTAGGGCGTTTATTTGTCCGATAATATACTTATATGTTTCCATATTGTCAACCCCACCAGACGTTATAGAGATTGATAATTGATTAATTCTGCTATCTAATGCTCTGCGTAATTTGTAAATTACGTTTTCTAAATTCACTTAACAGTCCCACTTTCTAAGTGCTTTATTAATTCTTGAATTTGGATCTCTTGCTGTTTTTGCAGAAGTTAATTTTTTCTTCATACCACCCATTCTTGCACAAAATGATTTACGTCTAGAACTTGTTTTAGATTTTGTAGGTGCTTTTAAATTACCTCTTTTATAACTTTTTCTTCCAGCTTCGTTTAAACCACCAGAAGGTGATTTACCTTCTTTTCTTTGCCACGCGGGCGTAGTTGAACCACCTCTATTATAATAAAGTCTCATTATGCTTGACTCTTTTTAATTGCAGCTTCAGTAGGTGCACCTTTATCACCTTTTTTTCTCATTTTTCTACCTGAGGCTCTTTTTTTATGAATGTTATACCAAAGACCTTTTTTTGCGGTTTTTCCTTCTTTGGTTACATGAGTATCACCACCTAATTTAAAATACTTTCTCATATTAAATCTTTATAATATTCCTCGTAGCTCTTATTTGAAACAGGTTCCCCTGCTAAATCACTTTTAATATGTGATCCAATGTATTCTTCCTTTGGAGGATATACAAAGTCAGTTTTTGTTTCACTTAATATCTTTTCTGGCTGTTTTACAGCAGGCTTTCTTGAATTACCATTAAAAGGTTTATATCTTGGATTTACCATTATTTTTTTTTCTTAAAACGTTTCTTTTTTAAATTTTTTAAATATTCCATTTTTTTCTTTAAACCTAATGTAGGTGTAACACTTTTAATAACTTTAATTTTATCTTTTAAGACAGTCATTTTTTTCCTCCGCCGTTTCTAAAAATTTGTGTACCCTTTATACCAAAAATACTCGCGCAGACAAGTATCCATAAATTTGTGAACCAGGTCGGCAGTGCCTGGAAATGCTCAAAGAAAATTTTTATCTTCTCCATAGCAGCCGGGTCATCTGACCAGACTCCCCATGCGAGCACCAAAATCGGGAGCGTTAAAATTGCAAGGACCACCTCGTCCTTATAATCTGCTTGACGGGCCTCTAAAAGTTTGCCCTGGTATTCCGTTTCGCCACGAGCCATCTTTTGTGCCGCCATGTGCTGTGCATCAGCCATAGCCATCTTTGTCTCTTGACGCTTTTTGTAAATATGAGTTCCAGCGTTGAGCGCTAATTTAACAGCACTTAACCACATACTAGAACCAAGTTACTTTAGCGGGTCTTGCTTTTGCTACTTTAGCAGAATTAGAATCTCCTTTAGCAAGATAACTTTTCCCTCTGAAACTAGTCGCAGATCGAGGATCAACTACCTTTTTTTGCTCAGGAATTTTAACTTCTTTTCCGCCTTTTTTATAGTTCATCATAATTATTTACTTATACTCTTTGGTTTCATTTTTGCAAGTGTCAATCTATTTTCATTGGCCATTTCTTGCTTTTCTAACGAAGTATCAGCTCTAAGTTCAGCTAACTCTTCGTTTTGTTCAAGCTTATCTTCATTAATATCTCTGTTTTGAACTAATTTAGCTTGATCAATCTCTTGTTTCTTCTGCATCTCTTGTTGCTTACGTTCATTCTCCATAGCTCTTAAATCAACTTCTCTTGACTTAAGTTTAAGTAGTGGATCATGATCAAATTGAGATGTAATCTTCTTCTCTTCCTTCATAAAGTCTTCAGTCATTTCTGCAATCAATACAGCTTTTCTTGCTTCAACTTGTTGCTGCATTTGTTGAAGTTGTTGTTGAGCCTGTGGATTCTGTGCTGCTTGTTGTGAAAGCAATTGCATTTGTTGGATTAATTCTCTAAATTCTAATTGAACTTGTTCTTGAGCCATTAAAGAAATGTGTTCTAATATATTTTTTTGCATTGCTGCCATAACCATCGGATTATTTCTAACCATATTCGTTGACATAAAGTTTAAGTGAGCTGTAACGTGTGCTCTATGATCTTGACCTGGAAATGCTTGAAAAGGTTTTCCAGCTAATGCATCGATATGTTCTAACGATGGGTCTTTAGGTGCATTTGGTGCTGGTGGTGGTAAAATTCTATCAATATCTTTTATACCCAATGCTTCATACATTTTTCTAAATGCCATGTACAAATTGTGCATTCGTGGATTTGACATTGCTAATTGTAATCCAGTTTGTGCTAATGTTAATCTTTGTGACATTGAAAAAATATTTGGATCAGCAATTGGTAGAATATCTACTCTTTCATCAAAATCCGTAACTTTAATATTTCTTTGTCCACCAACAACATCATAAGGATATTCTGGTGGTAAATACTGAGCAAATACTTTTGCTAGTAATTTAAATTCTTTTTTAAGTGCTGAGTATACTCTTTTATGGATTGCTGACATCACTCTTGAACCACGTTCCAAAAGAGCTACGGTCGTACCAACGGCTGCGCCTTGGTTCCCGTCCCCGACCTGCATGTCAGCAATGGACGCGAATCTCTGTCCTGCTGTTACTACAATTCCCATCAACTGCAATAATGTAGCTGAGGGTTCTTTGTATGGTAAAAATACAAATGAGTCTTTTAGATTACCACCTGGTGTGTCAACATCTTTAAATTCTCCAGGTTGTATAGGTGAAGCGTCATCTTTGACTCTAACACCTCGTTGTTTAAATCCTGCTGGTAAGTTTGATAACGTACCTGCGTCTAATAATTGACGGAGAGCAGACGTTGCCGTTCTGCTCAATCCGCCAATCATATGAATGAGTCCAAAGCCATAAAATCCTAGTCCTGGCAGAAATTTGAAGTGGACGAAATATTGGATTTTATTTCTTAGTGGATCATTGGGCGCATAGTTTCGTCTTATCGACAAAACTTTTTGACTACCTTCTTCGATTGTAACGACGTAAGGTAATTTTATTCCAGTTGGCTGTCCATCTTGGCCAACATCTTCGAAACCTTCTAAATCTAAATTAACGTGACATTCTAATAATGTATATACACTTTCAACTCTAGTTGTTTTAGTGGTTCCTTCTAATTCTCTTTTTTTATCATCTATTTGATCTGCATTTACGGCTGACATTGGTTTTGATAGTTCAATGTCAGTGTAAAAGCCATTGACCTGCTGTTTACGTAAATCATTTTCTGAAATCTTTACGACGTGAATCACTGCTTCCGCATCATCTAATGAGGTAGCTGTATACGGAACGACTAGATCATCTGCAGGTATAAATTTTGAAACGGCTCTGCCTAAAAGATCATCATAATAAACTTTCTTAAAAGTAGAACCGCTTAGGGGTAGATGGAATAACATTTGATCAAACTCTGGTTCATATTCTTTCATTTGATCCATGAGTTGATAATTCATAAAATCTTTAACTCTTTGTGATTGAGCTTCTTTAGCTGGATTTGATAATCCTAAAATTTGAGTTCTAACTGGACCATCTGCGGGGAGTAATTCTTTATAAGCTAATGCTTGAAATTGTGTAACTGCTTCAGCGAGTACTGGGTGAGTAGCACCACTAGCTCCTTGGAAAGGTTCGTTTCTATTGTCGTATTTAAATCCTAAAAGATCTAATCCTTTAATGTAAGAATTTTCCCAATCTTTTCTGGACATTTTATAGTCCATGTAATTTTGTTTTAGTTGCATGCCAACTGGGTCAATAACTGTTTCTGGTAAAATATCTGCTAGATTATCAAAGTGCGTGTTTGACTGTGCCTGGTTCACGGCACTTGGATCAAAGTTAACTGTAGCACCACCTTCTTCATCAGGCGTTACTTCTACAGGTTGTCTTTGTTGTGCTTCCGTAATGTCGACATCAGTCATTTCCTGTGCACCAGGAATTTTTACTTCGTGTCTAACATTCGGGAGCGATTTATCTATATCTGCCATTTATACTCCTAGTAATAACTACCATATTTTTTCAAAGAAGCCAAGCCTTGTGATTGAGGTCCTGATTCAGGTGGAATAGCGCTTGGTCTACGTATTCCTGTCATACCACCACCCATATAACCTGCTCTGCCTCCAGATGCTTGGGGTTGACCAAATAAAATATTATATAACTGCCTATAACCTAATTCTTCATTATATTTTCTATCACCAATTCCAGGTTGAGTATATCTTTGTTCCATTCCATAGCCAAGACCATATGGTGTCCAACCATAACCATGCTCATCTCCATAACTTTTTAACAATTTGTTTATATCGGTTTTAGCTTCACTCCACGCTCTTTTTTCAAATTCTGAAATTTTTGGATCTATTTT